AGGTCTTTGAAGTGCCTAACCTGTCATAATCGGGATTATTGGCAATCTGCCTTATCTGATTACGTGATGAAGCACTACTGCGGTCACGATTCTGTACGATACTACGCTTCAAAATTTCACGGTCCTTATCAGCCTTTTTCTGAAAAACCTCAGATAATTTCTTTCCGGCACCGTACCCCTTTAAAATCTGCTTTGATTCGGTATCAATCTGAATATGTCTGTAACCTTCAGCGTCTTTGCCATGCGGTTTTACAGTGATCCAAACTTCTCCGTCTGTTGCCAAACTCTCACGGTCTGTCTGATTATTGAGCAATATTCCTTTTCCCATTGCTAAACCCAACTCAAAAGCGTGATATTTATCCATTTATCTTTACCCTCTGTCGATTCTGTAAGTGATACTGCCTAACATGTTGCCTGTTAAGACCATTGGTTTAACAGTATTAATGTTACCCGTGCCGTTAATATGTCCTTCACCACGTAAGTTATAAACGTGCATTGTAAATTCAGAACGGATAGGAAAGCTCATACCCTGTGCATCAATTCCACCGCCCGCAATGGTTGTCTGCACATCCTGTCCGGCAACCTGTCCTATCATTGCAAGTGCTCGTTCCATGTTCCAGTCTGAACGTATCAGGGAATTTACTCCGATTAAAGCCCAGTTAAATTCGTTCGCATACAGCGTACCACGTAAAAATGGTCTTGGTGGACTGCTTATAACCGTGCCTACACGTAAATTGATACCCCACCACGCACGAAAAGCATAAGACTGTTTGTGTGTTACCCTCTGCGTCCATCCATACTCAACGCATGAAGCGTATTTTGCTGTTTTCGGATCGTCTAAAATACCGACTTTTACATTCATGTTTTGAGACTGTTTCAGACGCTCAATTATCTGCGGTATTTTAGTTGACCTGATAATATCAATTTTAAAACTCATAAGCACTTAGCCATAAGGATGATATTCAGGAGATTCAGTGTAAAATCTGCCGCCTAATCTGTAAGGACTTAACAGCATCCATACCAACTGCCCGCACCTCGTCTGCGACCAATACTGAGCAGCATATGAAGTGCCGTTCACCGGAGAAAACCAACGGATACACTACCCTGTGAAGCACTTGTAATTACACCCGTCTGTTCATCGCCCTGTCCGGCCATTGTCAGCAAGTGACATACGGCTGCATACAGGATACGTTCACGCAGTTTAATCTTAGGCGGGTCATAAGGAATAAATGAGGATTCTGTGTTATTTATGAGAGTACATGCAACGTCAAACATGGCCGTGATATAGCTATCAGGGTACTTTGTTGCATCCTCGAAACGTGGGTAAAAGGTTCTAAAATCGGATATATTGAGTGTAACAACGGCCATAAATACTCCCCTGGATATGAAAAAGGGCACTATTATTCCGTAATAAGTGCCCTGTTAAGTCAAAATTACTTTGAAGTCTTACGAACAATCTTATCCTGTTCAACAGGTTCAGTGCCCGCAGTCTGGACCTTTACAGCGTCAGAATTTTCAAATTCATCCTTACCGCTGATTTCCATAATGCAAGGTGGTAAACCATTCTGAGACTTAAAGAAAGACATGTTGCCGTAAAGACGCTTCATGTTTTCCCAGTCGGAAGCACTTAAAGTTACGGCAATACTATTGCCAACACCTAAAAGAATGCCGCCTACGGTATTACCACGTAAATGGTCGTTAATACCAGGTATAATAATGGTCTTGGTACCACCGTTGCCGTCAGGGATTTGGTCGAACTTAACCGCAGTCATTAAATGACATGCGAGTGTTACCTTGTTTGAAGCACCCTGTGATAAATCAGAAGTACTGCCTTCACGTTCGGTCTTGGCAATCACTTCTACGGTTTCTTCTTTCTTTTCGGTGTTCTTAATGTTTAATCTTGGCATAAATAAATGTCCTCAAAAAATTGTTTTTAGTCTTTCAAAAATAAGGGCTTTGGTTGCCTACTCACCCTTAAATTTTAGCCTAGGCAGACTAAAAGTCTGTGATACCTAAAACGTTATACACCCTGCATACGTGCAACGAGTGAAGGACGCTTCAGGATAAAGCCGCATGAGCCACCTCTTACCTTCTGCTTGTATGAAGATAACTGCGGAACGATACGACCATATGCAGCCTTTTCAGTGTACGCAAATTCTGCGGTTCTTACACCGTATAATTCAGATACAGTGAGATAAAGGGTGTTGGTACCGCCTGAAGTAAGTTCAGGGATCTGAACAATAGTCAGGTTAGGGAAGTTGGTCTTTAACATTGCCTGTGCAGTTAAGCCGTAGGTATTAGGAATGTTAAGGTAATGTGCAATGGCATTACTTACACCTAATACAAGCGGGCTGTTCTGATCGATGTTAGCACCGTTCTTAGCAGCAAGCTCACCCCATAACTTTGAAATGTCGTTGTAAACGTGGTTACCAATATTGGCTGCGTCATACTGTAACTTGTCAGCCCATGAAGTGTAGTTATTACCACCAACAGTTACAACATTCGGAGTTACAGCCGCATTGTAGTTAGGGTCATTCAGCATACCGTAAATGTTACGGCCGGCAACACCATACAGGTTGATGTTATTATGAGCCTTGGCAACATTGAAAGCGGCTGAACGCTGTTTCTGTGAAGCAAGTGATAACTTTGCACGACCGGCCATAGCTTCTTCAAGTTCGCCGTATTCAAGTACAGTCTGGAAATTGAAGTTGCCACGTTCTACCCATTCGTTGTTTACGTCTGAAGTGATGTTTTCAGCGTAATCTGAGTAGGCGGTAACACCACCGGTATATTCTTCAACACCGAACTGGAATGACTTATCAGTCCATGATCCCTTCTTGGTTTCCTTAAATACCTTGGTGGTATTCATTGAAGTGAAAAGGATAGGAACTAACTGAGGGTCAATGTAAGTTACAAGTGCAGCCGGTACATTTACGTTTGGAGCAGTGGTTAAGTCTGCGTCCATTGCAAGATTCTTGGCAGCCGCATCAAAGTCAACAGTGATAACACCGTTTGCATCGGTGCTGTAAGGCATGAAGTCCTGAGCACCTTCAAAGGTTAAACCCACTTCTTTTGCTTTCTGAATATCCATAATAAAACCTCTCTTTAACTCAATTCTTAGCCGTGGTTGCTGATAACGATAACGTCACCGGCAGAGCCGCCTTCGGTAACAACCCAACCAGTATCGGTTTCACCGGTTGAAGCACTGGCCGCAAAACTAATAGCACCGGTTGCATCGGTAGTAATTACCTTGTATCCTGCGGTCGGAGTAGTACCGGCAGGAGCCTTCAGATAGTAGTCACCACGAATTGCAATGGTAAGGGCTTCACCCTGTGCGTAAGTTTCGGAGCTTGCACCTGCACCGGTAAAGGTACGTTCTACAAAACCAATTAAGCCGGTACCCTTGTTAGTTACGTACTCGGTCTTTAAGTTTTCGGCAAAAGTAGTAGCTGCGGCCGGAGCAAAAGCAAAAGTACCCGCCTTTACAGTACCGTCACTTAAATAGTTCATGGTAGTGTAAACAGACTGGCCTAAAACAACCTTCTGACCTGATACACCGATTGCGGGGCTAGTTCCCACTGTTTTCTGTAAACCCATATAAATTTACCTCTCTAACTAATCAACGTTAACCCTGTTAAGAATGTCACTTAACAGATCTGATTTTACTTCGGTTGCTTTCTGACTAGCCCCGGAGTTATGCAGATTCTTCTTTTGTGCCTTCATGTATGCTTCATAAGCAGTGCGGGCACTGGCACTGTCACATGCAATTTCAAGTTCATCACATGCGGCCTTGTAAACATCTTCGGCACTGTCATAAGCACCGATTTCAATTTTACCCATTACAGGCTTTACGGCTTCAATAGCTTCTATTTCAGCCATAACATCGTTACGGGCAACTTCATAAGCATTGTTAATATCTTCAAGACTGTAAACTTCAGCGGCTTCATCCTGTGCCATGAGATTCTTTTTTAAAGCACCTGATATCTCAAGCCCCTTTGTAAATGCGGATTTAATATCTTCAGGAGCGTTTTCATCAATGCCCGCCTTCTTCATGAGAACGGCAACACGCTTCATAAAATCGCCATCTTCAGACTTGGCCTTTTCACCCTTGGCTAATACAGGCTTCTTTTCAACCTTTACTTCCTTGGATTCCTCGGCTTCGATTTCTTCTTCATCCTCGGACACCTTTCTCAGACCTTTCTTTTCAAGTTCTTCCGCTGTTTCTTCTTCGGCTTCGGATTCATCGTCAAAATCCTCAACTTCTTCAGCTTCAGTCTCAACCTTTTCAGCCTTTTTCTTGTTTTCCGGCTTAGTATCGGGTAACTTTTCGGCCTTATCTGATAAGTCTATTACTTCCTCTACTTCTTCGCCTTCTTCGTCCACCTGTTTAACAGGCTTCTTATCCTTTGCAGTTTTCTTGCCACCGCACTTATCGGTAACAATTTCCTCAGCTTCTTCGGTTTCAGTAACCTTTTCTTCTTCAGGTTCTTCATCCTTAAAATTGGCTGCATACTTGTTTACACGCTCGGTCAGCTTGTTAAGGGCATTTACAATACCGCTTAACTTCTTATCCAGTGCGTCATTGACAAGATTTGTCATTTCGTCTTTATCCATATCAGACCTCTTATGATCGTACACTAACACTTCGTGACCGGCTCTGCCCTGTTCAACGAGTGCAAGGTGATTGCCTGATATGTCACGCATTATAAAATCGTACGCCTGCCCGTTTTCAGTCACACCGGACTGCGAAAAATCAGGCTTGTAACGATAAGCGAGGGATAACTCACGCATACCCTCACTTTCAATTAAATCCTTTGCCTTCTTATCGAAAAAGTGAAGGCTGTTCATGAGATACGGATACTTAAAAGCACCGTCCGTACCCGTTGCCCCGATTCTTGTATCCTTTGCGGGATTGTCCGCAAAATCAGGGTGATGCCTTAACTGAATAGGAATACCGTTAATTGAGTTAACGGTATCAGCTTTCTTTAATTCTGATTCAGGGCGGTATCCGTAGTACACCTTGTTGGCGGTTAATCCTAATTTCTGCCAACCGGGTATTTCCTTGCCGTAATACGGTGCAACCTGAACACGGGTTAACGGGCTTATCTTTACGTGTAAAAAGCCGTTATCATCAACACTTCTTACGGACCCTTTATCCAGTGCTAAAGTTTCATAAGCAAAAATGTTATCACTGTCCATTATTTCCACCTGTTAACTCACTCGGTATAATTCCACGCATAACACAACGGCACCACCATAACTCGCCAGGGAACACATTACGATGTACGTCCTCGTCATACAGGCCAACATTAAGATCAAACTTTTCCTGATTGAACTTAATATGTGTCTCACGGCTTGTAAACTCGCCCGGTACATGTATCCACGTTGCCTGCTCAAACCCTAAATCTATCATGTTCAGTCTTTGAATTGCCTGATTCGTCATTAGAGTTATCTGAAGTACCACACCCGCAGCTCTTTCAGCGGGTATGTTTTCATTTACGAGGATTGCCCGTAAAATATCTTCTTTGCCCTGTCCTGTATAAATCCAATTTACGACTGCCGGAACTATATCAGCTATAAGCCTGTACGTTAACCGTGCCGCATGAATTGTCGCTGTTATACAGATGTTTCGTAATTCTCTTTCAGCGTTCGCACTCAACCAACGGCCACGTGGTAAACCTTCGGGCGGTATCCCTGTAGGCGGTTGTGGCGGTACACCGCTTCCACCACCTGTCACAACTTCGGTCACTGTTCCTGAAGTGTCACCATTTTGCACGTTTTCACCGATATTTTCAACCACATCAACGGCTGTGTTATCAGGCGGTACAATACTATGCTGATTAGGCGGTACGGGTACATCACCTAGAGCGTCAGGCGGATTCACCGGTGGAGTATTTGTGAACAATATTCTATTGACATACTGCTCATTCATTCCGTGTGCCACACAACTGTCACGCATTGACCTGGTAATGTAAAATGCCTGACTACGCATGTATGAAAAAATGCTCGGTCTTAGGTCATTCATTACGGCCGTCTGAAGATTTGTGACAATATTTCGGGTAAACACTGCCAAAAGTTCTTCAGTTTCACGCTTACCGCCTAGCATACCTATCATCATCATTATAACAAAGATATACTGCTTTAACTGTTCGTCTAGGGCTTCTGTACTGTCAGAATTTGAACACGTTATATTTTTTACTCTGAATTTTCTCTTATTTATTGCCTTTTGAGCCTGTAACTGTTTGTCATTTTCACGCTTGCAGTTAATGAGGTATAAGAGAAACAGAAAAAGCACACTTCTTCGCAGCGTGAGGAAGTATGCTGTTAACGTGGCCTTAAACTTAATTTCAAGGCTTTTATTCGGCTGAATAACGTCTAACTTAACATTTTTTTCTGCCATTCTTCAAAACCCTGTAACGATTCCACATTATTTGATTCGTTCGGTTCGGTTCCCTGTCCGTTCATCACGGCCATATCTTCAGGATTTTGGCTGTTGTGGTGCATCTTCGGAAAGATAATCAAGGCCGCCTATTTCTGACGTGCGGATAAACTCACGTGCTTCAGTATTGTCAATCACACCGGCACTCTGTAACGTGGTTAATGTATCAACCTGTGTCTTAAATACATTGGCATTATTGGCAACATCATCACCGCCCACTTCATTGAACTTAAATGAGATACTATCATCAATCTCACCGAAATAAACAAGCTGCAAAACATTGAGAATAGTCTGTAACTGGTCCCTGTAAAGTTCCTGTTTTGCCTTAATGTGATCGTAGTAATTGCGTATATCACTCTCACCGGTTGCGTTAAATCCTGAAGGAGAAATCCCCAAAAGTTTTACTGCCGGAGTACGGTTAATACATGCAATAAATTCAAGTGCCTGGCGTACAACATCGGTTGCCCCGCTGATAGTTTCAGTGATATTTTCCACTGATTCACTGTCACGGTCACATACCAACACGCTATTATTATTGCGGTAACGCTGAAAGGCTTTCATTTTAATGTCAAGGTTATAAATACCTTCGGCCTGTGCGAGTATGTCACTCATTGAAGTTTTGAATACTGTCAGATTCAGCTTATCAAGGATGTTAACGCATGATACACGGGCTTTATTCCAGTGTAATACATAATCCCACAAAATTTGAGCCTGTGGGATGCCTAAAAAGTTATAAGCGGGTTTTAACAGTAATGGCGGTTCATTATCCGTAAATGTTATCAAGCGGGAAGCATGAACACTGGTACCGAGTACGGACCACATTTTAGGCTTCATGTAGTCCTTCTTCAGCGGGTTAATGGCGTTGTATTCCATTGGTGTGCAGTTAATCGGATCTACAAGGATAAAATCAACCTTGCTGCCCTTCTTAATCTCCGCAGACTTCTCGCTTATCACAAGCGGTAAACTTGGATCATCTGTGCCCGTGTCAATGTAAACAAAACAACCACCGAAATAACCTGTCTTGGCAACCGCATTGTTAACAAGTGACTGTATCTTACGCTTTCCGAGAACGTCAGCAAGTTTCTCTAACTTTTCGTCAGATTCATTCTTACCGCCTGTAAGTTCAATCCACTCTCTTGTAATATCGTCTGCCACTGTCTGAATACATGTGCGGATCATGCCGTTTTGTGAAATCTGCTGTAATACTCCATACCCGACAAAAGCAGCCATAGGGTACTGCCCTTCATTGATTGCGTGTTGCGTCAATGATTCATACAGGGTATCAAAGGCAAAACCCTCTACAAGCTGCTCACGCTGTTCTTTTGAGCTTCCCAGTGTGACGGGTAAGCCATATTGCTTTTTCACATCTTCAACTGATGTAAATTCCCTCGCTGATGTAGAGTTTACAGGGGCATTGAGATAAATACCCAACTCACTGTAATTTATTTTCTTTTCAGCCGTTGGAGCTGAAACAGGTTTCTTTTTAACGGTCATGCTGCAAACCCTCTTAAAATTGCTTCGATATTTGTAGGATCAATCTTTTTGTTCTTTGAAGTTAAATCATTTAACGCCTGTGTCATGCAGTCCACCTGGTCGTCATGCTTCCC